CTTTATCTCGAATAGAACACCCTTTGATCGTAATGTTACCCGCAAAGGTTGTCGCCCCGCCTGGGGTGTTTGATGTGTCATTAGTCAATAGCACAATCTGATCGGCATCCTCAACATAGTTATTCAAGATGTTGAATTGCTCAAACTGTTTCTCGCCAGTAGTACCAATTAAGAAGCCCCATCCAAACTGTTTAACGGGGCCCTGTATTGTGTTGTTCTCTACCGTAACCGTACCAAAGTTAGACCAGAATGAATCATCGGCAGCAATTCGGTTCTGCAATAAGACAATGGTTCTCTGACTGCCGGATCGAATAGTGTCATCACCAATGTAAACAGTGTTGTCTACGATATTGCTATTGTAGTTACGCTTACCTGTAGATGAGATTGAGCCGCCTTCTTCTAGCGTCATCTTACAACTTACTACAGCAAACGATGTTGGAGCGTATGACCCAGACTCCCAAACCGAAGTATTGCCCGCAATGTAAGCACCACCATATTGGGCGTCAAAGTCTACACCAAAAGGCTGAGTAGTTAGATCGCTTAAATCAAATGCGCGCGTTCTGAATACCTTGTTGTTTGTAGCAACAAAGATGGGAACCTGGCTTTTAACGGCGCGCTTCTCACAGTTTACGAACGTACAGTTATTTACCGTAAGTGAATTGTTGTTTACATACTCGTACGGGCTTTCTTGAGCAAAGATGCCATCCGCTTCAGACGCGGGGGTTAGGTCTTCAATATGGCAAGACTGAACAATATTCTCTTTCGATACTAATCCAGTAGACGATAGGTATCTGAATAAAATACCACGTGCAATAGCACCACCTGCAACCGTGTCAGGGCCATTACTGGCAACGCCATTAATCGTACAGTCTTGGATTAAGCTACCAGCAAACCCGCCCCAGATAACGATACCGTTAGCCTGAGTAGATGTTAGGGCTGTATCCTGAAAGACATTTAATATCTTCATGCCTTCAATCAGGTTTGTCTCGGCCTCACTGGCATCGTCGTTGTAAACCATAATGCCAGCCGCATAATTATCCTGGCAGTTTATTGTGGCCTTTCCAGTGATTGTTACTTTCTTTGCGTTAAACTTAAAGAACGCATCGCCAACACCGTCATCGGCACCCAGAATGGTTGCGTTGTTAAATGACAAGGTTACAACATCGGATGTAATTTCAGTGGAGTTAAACTGGTATGTGTTGCTTCCGCTAACAGGGTAATGACCAATGGCAACAGTGCCGCCATCCGAAGCTGCTACAGCGGCAATCAATGCAGATGTGTTTTGTGCGGCGCTAACATTTACACCACCACCATATTCTTCTATGTATATGGTTCCTGAATCGGCAGTAGATGATGTTGCTACAGCGACCACTTCACCATTGCCACCAAACTTCAGATACTTGTTGGCCCTATCGCTAGCAATGGGAAGCTCCATGTTAATGCTATCTAGGTCGGTAACAGGCTTTCTGATAGACCGAACGTCAGAATCTTCATTCTGCTGAACGGCCAACCACAAGCGATCAAAGTCGTCGTTTACTTCTTGGGCTAGAAAGTCACCCGAGGTTTGATAGTCAGTTAAACGCTGATACGCCATATCCCGATAGATTGTAAGGATTTCACCAGCGGTTGCGCCAACAAGCAGAGTAATATTTCCACCGCCCTCACTGCCAACACCTGATACGGTATAGTTTGTACCTTCAGCAAGAATGGTAGAGCCTTTAATAACGACCACATCATTCTTATCGAATATCTCAAACGTATATGGGAATACCGTCTGACCACTGGTAGCGGTATATTGGTTACGGCTTGTGTTGCTTGCTACTGTCATTGTAATGCCTCTGGTAATGGTTCGCCTGGCTTCCACCAATAATCTTGATTGTATTCTCGCATACGTTTTCTCATCATGCGATTATACCTGCGTTGCGCTTCAGGGTCAGCCATCATCTCCATTTGATCGAAAAACGCATTTTTGAATAAATGTGTCTGCCATGTGTCGGGCGTATAACGCTCTACATAACGCACAGCCTCGCCCAATACATTTGTTTCCTCACCCTTAACGGCTTGCTGCATATTGCCAAGAACTAAAGATATGGTCTTTTCTGCTAGCTCTCCGGTCGGGCCGAATGCGCTAGATATTGGGCCTTGACCAAATCGGTTCACGTCAGAAAATACGTAGTCACCAAAGATGCCAACGCCACCACCTTGAGCAATTGCAGCCGCTAGGAATTTCTCGTCCACTTCTCTTGGCTCTCTACCCGCAGCAAAGTCTTTAGCCAACAATGCAACGCCGCCTAGCGCAGTGGTACTTGCCATTAAAAAACCGCCATACTGCAACTTCTGGCCAGTAGTAGCCTGGAATGCCATGCGATACAAATGGGTTGTGGCAATGGTAATCGGGAACGATTTAAGGTTCATTATGGTCCGCATGATTTGGCCGCCAACCGTACCGCGCCCATAACCACCAGTGGTTATCGCCCGAACCCTAGAGTCTGGCACGGGCACAGCATAGTCACGCTCGGTCATTATCATCTGGTGAAACTTGACGCCACCATCCTGAGTCATATCGGCAAACTTAGCGCCTTTGTAATCTAGGGTCTTACTCTTTCTAAACAGATTCCAGTCGCCCTCAGTAATACCATAAGCAGCAAACTGTCTTTGTAATGGATCGTCTAGCTCGCTTAATGATTTGCCAAAGTTCTCGGCCAGCAACGAGCTAAACTCCATGCTGAATGCTTTTTGCCCCGCATCGGTCCAAGGTTGCAACAAAGAAAATCTCATCACGCCTTCAGCGATCTTTGTAGACATTCCAGTGCCATAGACATCTGAATATCTGTTTGCCGCCATGGCTCGTCCTAGCCACGCCTCAGCGCCCAAACCAATCTTAACCGCAAAGATTCGATCCGCTTCATTCGCTGGATTCATCTGGCTAAAGATACGCTTAAATACACGCATAGCAGGAACGCCATTATACATAGACGTAATAGCCTGAAAGCCAGTATCTGAAATTGCAGATAAGAATGCCTTTCCTAATGTGCTAGCAGTTAAAACGTTGCGAGTCGTCTGCATAAAGTCAGCAAGACCAACCATGTCGCCTCGGCTTAATTTACCCGAAACCACATTCCATACTGAATTGGCAAAAGATAATTGATATCCGCTAACGTCTGATTCGGTTCTAATGCGAGCCAACAGGCCATTAAATGCCGCATCTGGGTTAGTGCCAAACAGCTCCATTAGCGCTATGTCATGCGATCTTTGGCTAATGTGGTCGGTTAATGTGGTAAAAATATCGCCTCGACCAAACTCTCTTTGATAAGATAGCCACGAGTTTGCATCTTTAAAGTATAAAAATCGCTGCTCACCGCCTCGTCTCGATAGTTTTTTGCCTAGCCTGGGGCTGGAAAACTCTTTAACTTTGTTTAAACCGTGAGTCGTAATGGTTTCATATACTGCATTCAGAGCCTCATCTATCTGGTCTGAAGCCGCATCGGTAAACTGGTACGGCTCATCGGTAAACATTTTAGACTCGTCCAGCATGGGTCGAATCTTAGCCTTCCATTGCTCTAAACCTACTTTCTTAATCGCAGTTGCATCGTGATTTTGCGGCAATAACCAGCTCTCATTCTTAGATATAGACCCGCCGCGAGCATTGAATGTCTGGCGAATTTCTTCGGTAACATCTAACCAATCTTTAGCAAACTTGCTAATTTCAGGATCGCCAACATCCTCACCATAAATAGCGCGAATCATTTTCTCTAGGCCTTCTTCATCCTGACTAAAACCAAACATGCGAGTTCGGTATTTAGATAAAACATTAGCTAACTTGGAGCTGTATTTATCTGTATAAAAGCGAGCCAAAGAATCAACATTGTTGTATTTTGCTTTTTGGCGATTGTCTTTTGTCATCGTCGCTATTAGGCCAGCCATCATCCCGTCTGGGTGGCTTTTAATATCATCGTATCGTTGCGCGATACGCACAGCCTGGATAGCGGCTTCGCGCTTATTACGAGTTAACTCACCTAAAAGATTGTCAATAGCCGCATTGGGATCGTCCGACGATTTTATTAGATCGGCAATTTCCTTAGTTATGCGCCCATTCTTATAGGCTATGTCTATACATTGTGCGAAGCTAGCCAAGAGCACACTCCAATACGCCGTTTAATCCTTCGATTTGGCTATCGTAATCGTCAATGATAGCCTTCGCATCTACTATGTTTTCACCGTCAAAGTTTAATACAGGTGTGTCCTGATCTACTAATTGCTTGTATTCCGCAATGTCGTAATCGTAGTCTTTTGCTAGACCATTACGCTCTAAAACGTCTCGCTCTCTTGCGCTAATGGTTTGTGGCGCAGCATCCATCCTGGGTGCTTCAGCATACATTTCTGGCGTTTTAAGTGGCTCGGAATATTCTTCTAAGCGCGATTCATACTCTCTCAGCCAGTCAACGTCAGTCTGAATGTCTTCTCTAACCGCTCGACCATATACCGTATCTAAAACGTCTGCTTCAGTATCTCTTGCAATGCTGTCTAATTGGTCGTCAATCCTTGCTAGCTCTGATTCGACATCGGCGCTTAAACGTCTATCACCACGCTGTATAAGCTCTTGAACAAACTCTAAGGCTTTATTGGCTTCCATATCTATGCGAATCGGATAGCCCTGCTGCTGAAGCTCAGTTAATACTTCGGCTAGATCATCTGGAGTTAGGCCGCCAGTCTTTCTAACAAACGGTTTACCAAAGTCGCCTTTGATTAATTTTAGGTCAGCAAGATCAAATCCCTCGGCTTCCCATGCCTGGCGATTAATCCCGCCAGCCGCAGCAATAAAGCGCCCGTATGTCTCTCTATTGGCCTTTAATAGTTCAGACTTTCTTGTCTCTAAAGCCTTCGATGCCTGCTTGTTTAACTCCATTACAGAGTCAATTTCACCTTGCTTGTACTTGCCATACTGCTCTGCCACAAGACTGTAAGACGTAGACATCTTATTCATCTTGAGGTCTTCTTCAATCCTGGCTAGCGTTTCATACGCTTGTAGTTCTGGGCTGTATGCTGGCTGCTCTGGGTCTCTAATAAACGGTTGTTCAACGCTAGGTTGCTCTGGAACAAATGGCGCAGATTGCTCTCTAACTTTTCTTAGATAGCCAGCTAATCCACCAGTAATTCCACCCAAGACAGCCGCACCAGTTGCCGCAGTAGCAATAGCTGTAAGCGCATCGGTGGCTGAATAGGGCGAGTTAATATCATGCTTATGCTGATAGACTAATGGCTGAATCAAAAGTTCTGCACTTGCCGCTAATGCCGCTTCGTTTCTTGCAACCCTCATTGCGCCAGCAAGGGTAGACATTCCTTTTAATGTAGCGGATGAGGTAGCAATCGGCATCGTTGCAATATTGATAGGGTCAAGCATAAAGCCTGTAGCCATACCAAAGAATTGAGCCATGCCGGAACCGCGCTCAAATACGTCTTCTCGATACTCTCTGCGCTTTCTTAATAACTCACTGCGCTGCTCAAATACTTCTTTGTCAGACTTAACTAAACCAGTTTCACTGGCAATTCGATCATAGTCAATCTCGCCCATGTAATTGGTGTACTGATCGATGTTTAACGCTCCAGCATTTGCTAACTTCTTAGCTTCAGCCTTTCTAGCATTTAATGCTTCATTGTTTAACAGGTAGGATATAGACATTTCCTCGTCTACAACCTGACCAACGCCCGCGCCAAACACTTCACCGAATGTCGGGTCTTCCTGAAACTCGGCAGGTTGGAACTGCTGAAGCCGAGCGCGCTTATCTGTTTGAGACAGAAATGGCATTATCTAATCCTTTGCTCGCGAATAGCTTCACCCAATATTTCGGATGTACTTTGTCGCTTAAAGAATGATTCAGACTGCGCTTTTGCGACTACTTCTTCTTCGTAAGACAGCATTAATGGGTTGCCGTCTTTGCTCATAAGAACCTGGGAGCCATTGACCGAGACGACATATTGATTATCTCCAACACTGATTAGCCGCCCATCTCTAATCGCTCTTACTGCTTGGTTGGACGTATATCCAGTAACGCCGCCTATGCTATCAATGTAATCGGCGTCTATGCCGTCAATGTAAGTCTCAAAGTCATCATCACTAATACCGCGAGGTAATGCGATTTTAAACCCGTTATAGGTGTCAATGCCGCCAGTCACAGCCTCGACCGCCTCTTCAAACAAGCCAGCGTCAAACATTTCGCCTGGCACTTGAGTGTCAGAGTAATACGCGACAGCCGCCTGTAGTACAGCGGCCTTATCTTTTAGCCCGTACACATCGCCAACATAGTCATCGAATTCTGCTAGGTATTCGCTTTTCTTTGGCGCTTCAATTAATCCGCTTTTAATTTTCTCTTGGCCTGAGAATACGCGGCTCATTAAGTCGCGGTCACCAGTAGCGCCAGCCATTGAGAATGCCGCTTGGTTTTTGCTGGCCAGCATACCCCACGTTTCGGGAGCTTGATTTAGTGTAACCGCAGTGTTCACCTTTTCTTCTGGGGTCATCTGGTCGATTTGCTTAGAGAATGTTTCTGCTTCTTCGCTTGTCATTACGGGAACTGGCAGCCCGTAGTGTTGCGATAGAATCTTGGCTTGCTCTATTCTCTTTCCGAAAGACTGCGGATTCTGAATGTCTAGCGGGTCTTGAGTGATTAAGCCTTGCTGAACACCAAGCCTAAATGGGTCTTTCTGCGCCAGTTTATTAATTTCATCGTTAGCAGTTAGCAGTGCTTTGTAATCCTCAATATCTGCTAGCTTACCAGTTTGCGCTTGTTGCAACGCATCATTTCTAGCCTTGGCAGACATAACACTGAAACCAGCAACACGGTTTACTCGGTCAAAGTCTTTTTGGTAATCAGTGCCAGATACCAAGCCTTGAACTCTAGCTTTTTCTTCTGGGTCAATATCAAAGCCTAAGGAGACCGCCTGAGAGTATTGCTTAATTGACTGCTGAATGTCTTTATCGTTTACAGCCTTAGACGCATCTCTAATAGAATTAGCGCGTGACAGCTCGCTAGACGCAGCAGATTGGAATGCAGTCCACTCATCCGGTGTAAATGATTCGGGGCGCTCAAACTCTGATAATCTTTTATACGCCACACCAAATCCTTCGGCCTCAACCAACGAATCAAGCTCAAACTTGTATTCCTGCTCGACCATTTCACGCCGACCAGCTCGCTTCATTTCCTTGGCTTTGTCAATGGCTAGGTCACCAGTAGCAACCATAGAGTCTATGGTAACTTCGGCTTGGGCTAGGTTAGCTAATGCTTGGGTCTTGTCGCCTTCACGTGCATATTGCGCTGTAGATATTAAAGCCTGGTTGATCTCCGCAGTTCTGGCTTCGTTTGCCATGTTGCGATTCTTCGTTTTTTCTGCGGAGAATATTCGGTTTTTCTTTGCTTCTATAAAGTTGCTGATAGTCGCATCAATGACTTCAGAAAACCGATTATCGGCACCTTCGAGTATTCCAGCCCTTGCCTTTCCTGCAAGATTTAAAAATGACTGCACATCATCCGGCGCTTCAATAGCTACGCGGTCAATTTCGTTTCTTGCGTCATTGGATATCTGGGCTAGATAGGCAGACTCTAATGCGGCGTTATATGCTTCATCGTAAACAATAGCACCCGACTCTCTTGGCTCAAATAAACCAGTCTCGGCAGCTTTAAGGCCCGCTAACTCGCCAGCTTCTGCGCCAGCTTGTTTTGCCTTTTGCGCCCGAACATCTAATTCTTTTTGAGCAAACGCCGTCGCTATTTCATTGACTTGATCGGCAACACCAGCAAGCGCTCTAAATCGACGCGCAGTAGACTCATCGGCAGGGGGTGGCTCAAATCGCCCGAAAAAATCTATTTTCTTAATTGCCATTTAGGTAGTTCCCGTGCCAGTAGGAATTTGGGTTGCTTTATAGTCTTGGTAGCCGCCCGCGATTGTTGCGCCTGCCTTCAACAATGTTGATGCCGCTTGGAGCTTGCCAGTTTGAGCGGCAGCAGAACCAGATCGCCTTAACTGCGCCTGTCTTAATTTCTCTGTAAGACTCATAGCGCCTTCACTTATTCCGGCTTGCTGTGCGCTTGCCAGCGCAATACTTGCGGGGGTGCCTTCACCTGCTATTCCCATCTGGCCTTGACCAACAACGTTAGCAGCCAACGCTCTGTTTAACTCTTGGCGTCTCTGTAACTCTCGACTTTGTGCGGCAACTTTCTCTTGTTCAGCCTGGCGCTTTAATTCATCCTCTTGGACTCGCCCAGAAACGTAAGATGCCCTAGCCGATACTGCCGCGCTTGTAACAGCCAATGCTGTGATTACCCAAGACATTATATATTCTCCGGAACAAGTATCTGTTCTGCTATTTTATCTATATCTGTTTCGTTCGTTACATGAAATGTTGTCATCACTAAATCGGTCTCTGCGTAGATAACACGCTTGATACCTGGTGTAGTTTCAACCATGTACGGTGCTTCTACAATCTCTGCGCCCTCATGGGTGGCTATAGAGCATCGGCCCTTAGATACCATCATAAAGTGTCGCGTTTTGTGTAATGCGCCAACAACACATACGCCAGCAGGTATCCGCAATTCCCGAGCATAAATGCCTTCAGAGAAGTGGTGGATGGTTTCTGTTTCAGCCTGTTCCTGCTGAAGCATGAAATCCTGTAGCTTGAATATGTTGTTTTGTACGGCCAGATTCACGATGATTCAACCTCGTATTCAATCGCCTGGATATGGAATGGCGTTGGATCGGGTACACTGATTGTTGGCATTGTGTCTCTATTCCATCCGTTAATATCGTATATGTCGGATATTATGCCACTTAACTTGTTTGGAGCGCTATCTAGCGGCGTGGTTGGCGCTGAGCCAAACGTTCGTATCGGAACAGGGTTGCCGTCTATGTGAACACCAAACGTCTCATATACGCGCATATTGACTCGTATAATGCGCTTCAGTCTCATTGCATTCTGACCAGAACCAATGCTTGTATTCAATGGCATGGGCACTAACTCAGGGGTGAAGTTAATACCTAACTGTAATTCTGTATAACCTATCTCGTCAGCGTCTAATGTAACCTGCCCACTGGCTACCGTCTTCGGATTTAGGACAATGGTATCGCCAACAATCTGAATGGTCTCGCCCTCTAGGTGATCAAGGCCAGTGATTACCGTTTGTGTTGGTGTTGGGCTTACCTTAATAGATGAATCCATAACATAGGTGAAATCCCAGCGCTCAATGTAGGATACAGTCGTACTATCAATCGTACGCTCGTTAAGCGTGTACAACTCGTCATCAACAACAGCAACAGACTTAATTGCACCGGAAGTAGTCCATTCGGTAAAGCCGTTAATATCTTGTGATCGTAGTGTGTTCAATACCGCCACACCGCCATCACTATTAACAATGAATAGCCAGTTTGAATCCTCGCTCTGAGTACCACCCAATAGAGCAAGGTCTACAGGTTGCTTAATAAGGTGTGACGCTAGAACGGACTTATCTTGGGTTGTATAGGCATCTTCATTAAAGCTGTATACAAAGTCGCGTAACGTTTTACCGTTTCGATCAATGAACAGTGTAGAGCCGTCTACCTCCTGAACCTCAATGTTAGATGCGCCATGAGAAGTTTGTGGACTAATGTCTATGTTGCTTGGCGTTATAGGCTTACTGGTTACAGCAAACTCAGCACCAGACGTAAAGATTTGCAGGTTACGCCCAGGGAATACGTCAATAATTTCATTCAGCTTTCGAGATGAAATGGTCGCAAAGATTGCCTCATCATCGTCGCCATCATCAATATCGAAGTCAAAGAATGCGCCAGACTTACTGGCAAATAAACTTTGCGGCTTAGACTTAGTTCCACCCAAAACAAGGCGATTCTCAAAGAAGCAGCCAGTCTTAGGCCAACCCCTAGTGCTTGACCACACATCCTCTTTTCTTGGTGAGCCTGTAGCGGTCTTAGTAAATGCTACTGTCTTACTTGCTGTGCCACTTGTCGCAAATCCAGAATATAACTCAAAGTCTTTAGCAGATTCACCGTCAACAGATATGTCGTAAACACCAGCAGAAACGTAAGCAACTGTAACACCAGTGTCGCCCATAACAGGCATCTCTTGAATGTTCTTCTGAATATTGAATACAGTTGAGTTTCTTTGATCGGCAGTAGCGTCACCAGCAAATGTGATGTTTTTAGACAGCACACCCTCAATATCAATTTGGAAGGTATCGCCAGCAACAAAAGACGTTAGCGTCATGCGCTGAACATCGGCTACAGGCGTTGGGCTTAGCGCATCGTTGTAGTCAAACTGGGGTACATTAACAAACGGAATGTTATCCAAGAACCAATCGCTATCAACTCCCAGGTTAATTAATCGCTTCGATGCGTAATCTTCCTGGAATAAAAGCATTACATTCTCTACCTGCGTATCCCTTACATCTGGAATGTCAGCGGATAGGAAGTCAACCTTAACGTCAGCCACATAAGTATCTGGCGTTCTGTATATACGGATGTTCTTGTCGGTTAATGACAATAGATAATGACGATCAGACTCAACACTGAAATCAATTAGCTTAACGTTGGACGCTGTAGCAGACTGAGCAAACACGTTGAAGTCACTCAGTGTAACCTTTGCTGTGCCAAGGTCTGTGGCGGTATTCTTTACAATTCTAAAGTAACGCTTTGCCAACCCAACTTTAAACCTAAAGTTTTGCGGGTTAGAGCCGAGCAGGGGTATGTCTGTTAGCTTAGTCCAAGAAGATGCATCATCGGAATACTCAACATCAAACTCATCAGATGTACCAGACGTTAATAGGATTCCCCTCACATCTAATACTTCGACAGCAACAGGCCCCGCCAAATCCATCTGGGCAACAACGTAGGGGTTGGTTGTGCTTACATTACTTGTGGTTGTAGTGGTGGTTGTATCGTCTTCATCGTTAATGTCGGCAGGTGTACCACCGTTGGGCATCGTAATTAAGGCCGCAGCCTTTGTTAAAACGTTTAACGCTTTATCTACATACTGAGTGCCAGCCCTGCGCTTTAAACCACCCTGTGGGACGATAACAAGGTTTCTAGCAACCTCAGCGCCCTGATAGTATTGCTGTAGGTCTATGCGCCCTTTGAGTAGTGGAGAGAGCGCCCCGCTTACAAAGTTGCTTTGAATGAATCGTGACTTGGCCATTAAAGCTCCGTAAACACTAGATTCATATTGTAAAAGGTTGCAGACAAATTGCTCTGCCCGTCGCCTTTAACCAAAACCTTAAACTCATCACCTGAGCTAATCTGAAACACGCCAACAGATGCAGTTGATTGCCGCTTATTACCGCCTTGGTGTGAGTCAAGCATAGACACGCCACTAACCACGCCATTAATCTCTAATGACATTGTTACATCGGCGGTTTTGTTTGTAGATACACTGCTGGTGCCGTTGAATGTAAACGTGCCACCCACGCCAGTATAAGTAAGAGTGTTGTCAGACAGCGTAAAGTCTCTATTTAATCCGATCGCCATATTTGGCACTTCGGTATAGGTGACACCATCTTCATCTAAATCCAAAGTTGTTTCTTGACTCAAATAGTAATGAGCATACTCTCGATCTAGGAATGAAGTCTTGGCAACCGTTACGCTATTCTTAGATACCGCTGTAACCTTACATGTATACACTTCTACAGAATTGTTAACGATGATTAGGTCTTTAACCTGAAGTTTCGTATAAGCCTGGTTGAAGTAACCCGTAGCCAGAACGGTAGTGCGTATATCCGTAGTCTCATAAGTGTATATACGTGGTGCAGGTGAACTGCCGCCTACGTGTGAGAAGCTCTCGTTATCAAACATTAGAACCTCACGTTAACAAATGGATTGGATGCTACAGGTACTACAGGGTATTGCTGTGAATCGGTGTATCTGGCCATTCTAGCCTGATTAACATATTCAGCCGACATTGTTTGCCTAGCCGAATCACTGTCACGTATGGATGCAGCAAAGTCACGGGCCAGCGCATACTCGATCATCTTAGCGAAATAAACAGGCCACTCAGATTCGGGAACGTTGTATATGTAATCAGCGTATAGCGCATCTTTAGTATCGGCGTACACCTTGTCGCCATACAGAGCGTAATTTGTAGATGGGTATACCTTGATTAGGAACAGTAGATCGGTTGGGAGTTGATATATGCTTTTCCACTCATTATCTACTGGAGTGTCAGTAGTTAGGGCAAGCTGTGCCTTTTTCTTGGCAAAGCCCCAACGATGCTTGGTCAATTCATTTTGGACGATGTTGTCGTACAGATTGGACGCAACTTGTTGTGCTCGTGTCCCACCTGTCAATGAGTTAATCGGCGTGTCACCGATCAAGATTAACGCATTACTAATCAGGTCGATTTTGCTCGCCATAACTCACCTTTGAATAAGTTGGGGGCCGAAGCCCCCGATTGTGCTTAGACGTTGCCTACAGCCGTACCAGAAGCCAAGTCAACTACACCAGCGCTATTAGAAATAACGAAGGATACAGTGACAGCAGGTGCGTCAGTGTCAACGATTAAGACCACATCACCGACAGTAAGCTCAGCGCTTGCGTCGTTGAAGAAGCCAGAACCAGCAACAGTAGCAGGTGCTTCAGTAGATGAGTAAACCCATACAGCGTTTGCATCACCAGAACCACCAATGCGCGAAAGACCAGAACGTGAAAATGCCATGATTTAGTCTCCTTTACGCAGTGCGATCGTATTGAACTTTAACCAGACCACCCTCGTCGCGAACGACAGAGCCAGCCTTAAGCATACCGTTGGTCAACCATGCGGTGCGCTCAGGAATCCAGTTAACTTCGGTTTTCATGTCAATGCCGATTGCAAGGCCAACAGCGGGACGCTGGAAGAACCAAGAGTCAACAATGTCAGAAGCTACAGTCAAACCACCTTCGGTGCGGGTCTCGATTACGATGAACTGGAAGCCACACAAAGTGTTGATCTCGCCAGATACCAAAGCCTTGATAGCCTGGTAATCAGCAGAGGTTGCTTTCTCATCATTCAAAAGACCACCCAAGCCGTTAGCTTCAATAACAGCAAACAACTCAGTATTGGGTACACCTTGGTCACGCAACGCAACTTGGGCTTCGATAACCTTAGCCATAGTCAAGTTAGCACTACCTTCAGGGATAGCAGTAGTCAAAGGCGTTGATGCGTCCATAGCGTCGATAACGAGCTGGTCAGAACGACGGCCCAATGCACCTGCAATGGTGTTAGCCAGTTCTTGCTTCTCGTCAAAGTTCACTTCAGCAGCGTCAAAGATGTCAGTGTACTCAGGAGCGTTCCAGTTGCTCAAAGTAGCAACCTTAAACTCGTGACCCACATCCATTGGAGTTACCAAGTCAGAAGTAGACTTCTGGTTAGCAAGACCCTTGCCCATGCGACGGAATTTGTAGGTATCGCCTACAACGTTATTACGTACAGTAACTGCGCTTTTCAACAGGCCCATGCCCTGATAAGCGTGTTTGACCATGCTGTCAAACTCAATCACTGCTACAGCAGATAGATTTTTACTCATGTGAATAACCCTCAAAACGAGTAATTAATAAAAGTTTTGTAGGTCTTCGACTGAGTGCCCGACAGATCGGTCAGCCTACAACCTTAAATAATCTGTCAGGCCAAGATGGGTATCCGACCCGCCTATAATATCAGTTAGTTATTAGAAAGCAAACTAACCAAACGTTTGGCTATAAGGGCGGTCACCACCATACTCTTTCATCATGCGCTGAATCTTAGCTTCATGGTTCCGGTCAACAGATCGAAGCAGGTTTCCGTTCTGATCCTTCTTGAACATTTCAGCTTCGATTGCTTGCCATGTAATACCGCCTGGCTCAACAACGCCGTCGATAGGTAGCTTAGCTGGGGCAGTTGATTTGATTAACGCTTCCACCAATTCGACAGACTCAGCACTGTTGACCGCATAGCGGAGACGCTCATAAGTGTCTGGGTCAAGGTTGTTCTTCATGAACTGCTCGACGTGCTTGATGCGTTCGGTACCGTTATTGCCTAGCTTCTGTAATTCCACCTCAACAGAAACAGACTCAACAGCCTCGGACTGTGCTTGTAGCAAATCCCATGCTCGATTGAATGCGTCTTGCGACATATTAGTTTCTTCAGCAAAGGTCTTTAGCTCACTGAATAACTCGTCACCATCGTCGATACCTTTTGGCATTTGATAACCGTCTTTAGGTGCGCCAGTGAATCCACCAAAGCGCTTCTCTAATTCGGTGTATGCCTTAGCCTGGTCGGCAACAGACTTATATTTTTCTGCTTTGTACCAATCGGGGCGTTCACCTGTCCCTTTGATACCGTCAATTAAGAAATACTCGTTCTCACCCAGTGTAGGTGAGGCGGCATCTACAAGTGAAACCTGATCCCCTGCACTCAGGGTATCGTCTACAACGGCCTGATCGTCCATAACTTATCTCCACGGATATTGAATAACAGCCCTTTTGGGACTGACCTGCTGGTGCTTCAACAGGATTTCAGCGATTCGACGACTACCGTTAAGTAACGCCAGATCGTTGATGTCGATCCAGTCCAAGTGCTTACCTTCTTTGTAGCACCTGAACGCTCGGAATTTGTGAATGTATTGGAACGTGTCGAAGCCGTAATTGGTGTGAAGCGTATCCAGCCAAGAGAAATCAAACCCCTTGGTCTCTAAGAATCCCCGCTCATCACAGACGACCTCATACTTTGCCGCTGGTTTGCGGCCTCGTTTAGTCTCGCTCATAACCTCTCCGCTTGCTTGATTAGATGCAGAATAAACTTTACAACACCACCCTCACCATTGTGGTACGCCGCCTCATATTGAATGTTCTCAGCATTCAACGGGGTATCGTTATCAATGACAAAGCGGTTCGTTAAGTCCTCCAGCACTTTGAACCCGTCATCAGTAGAGAAACAGCGATTATAAGCCTTGGCTAACTCTACTTGCTTCTCTCTGACTTCGGCCTTTCTCTTATTACTTTCTTCTTGGTCTATCTCTAGTTTTTCCCAACTCATTCAACCGCCCGTAATTGTGGTTGTTGTTGTTGCATTTGTGCAGCTTCAGCACCCGCCTGAATGATCTGTTGTTTCTCAGATTCAGAGCGCACCAATTCCGATGACATGCCTGTTTTCTCCGCCGCCCATGTACCAAAGTTTTCAGTCTTAAATGCCATCATCACTTGTTCAGGCCCGGCAGTCTCTAAGACAAACTGTACGGCTTGTTGCACGGCAATAAGGTCTTCAGCATCTTGCGCCCTTGCTAGTGGCGAAGTGAACTTAATATCAATGTCACGGCCTTCTAGTTGAATAGGTGTGATTAAACCTCGGCGGGTTAGGATATTCACAACGCGCTTGAGAACAGGTACCAACACCTCAGTCTGCAACCGACCGAACGCAGAGCCAATACGCTTAGCCAATTCCCTTGACTCGATAGCAATTTCGGTAGCCGAACGAACAGGGCCAGCGGGGTCTCTAAGATCGTTAAACAATGCAACCTTAATTGCGTTCTGCAATTCCTGAATCTCAAACTGCGCTAGTTGTAAGTTGGTTCCAGTATCCAAACGTTGAATAGATGGGTTGGACGAGTTGTTCGATCCTACCGGAATAACAATTCCTGGGCTAATAGTGATGTTGTAGGGGTTCGTTACGCCATCGTCGGTAGCTGTATACATACCCGCCAAATCAATAGCGGCCTTCTGTAATACAAACTCTTTAGCCTTATTCAGTGATCGGACATCGGGAAGTGTCTGCATAGCAGGGCCACGACCACGAACCTCACCTGCTACTTTAGTGTATCGACCAGTAACCCAAGGCGATGAAATACCGAAGTCTTCAAACCACGATATATGGTCTTCGCCGTCACACCAGACCATGCCGTAATATCGTTTCATCTTAGGACAGTAGACAACACCTTCATGAATACCGATCTCGCTATCGGGTGAAGCCTTGATTAAGTTTGCTATCTTCTCGCTTGGCTTAAAGCCTCGCCACATTCTTTCGACTAATCGAGCCTTAACCTTCATTCGACGCCAATGCGTTTCAATCGTACCGTATGGCCCTTCTTCAAACGCTATGCCTTTCTGTGGTATTGCGTGAAAGACGATGGGCATATCATCGTCGTCTGACTCATCTATCCTTAAAGTCGCTGTACCCACTAGCAGATCAAGTGCAGCCTCAAAGAATTGCGTACCGAAGTTAGAACGGTTGATGTAATCAAAAACAATCTCGGCCTGTTCTTCTAGGTTCTCGCGTATGTCAGTTTCTGACACGCCATAGTCGCCAGACTCTAACAGTTTGAGTACCTGTTCACTTGGTTGGAACGTAGCCCAGCGCGCCCAGATAGGTGCAATGTTCTCTTGTAGCTTGCTTGCACCCTGTTGAATAGCGGTCAGTGAAGTCGAATCGAATATGCGATCCATCTTCTTTTGACCCTTATCCTCGCGGTCAAATAGGTTTCTTTGAGGTAGAAAGTATTCATACACGTCTGATAGCTGAGTGTGCCACATAGCTTCAGAGTCAAACGCTTTCTTCTCTCTCGTTACTAAATCGTTAAACGATCCCAAGTGTTCAGGTAGTTGCATGGCTTACACCTGCTTAGTGTTAGATATTGATTGCTTGTTCGTTATCATTGTTCTTGGCACCCGAAACGCTGAAGCCCCTGTTGCGCCACCCGCCAAAGACCCAATCATGCCGCCCGCTGTAGTGCCGCGAGTACCACCACCCATACCACCACGACCTGCCGCCTCGCCACGTGTTCGGGGTGCGCCAGCTAATAGACTGGATCGGCCCAGCTTGCCGCGAGACAAGGCACGGAAACGATCTTCCTGCTCTTCAATCTCTTTATCCAACATAATTGTTTGACGGCGCTCAACCGCTACTTCTTGCGCTGTCTTCTTCGGTGCCTTTGGCTTCTTCATGCTTCAACCTCGTATACAGTTGATAAGGTGTAAGAATCAACGGGTCATTGATTCCTAGAATTTGTTTTGCGTGACCTACACACGTGTTTAACATGAATAGATTGCGCCTTGATTGTCTCCGCTTGGCTTTGACAATTATCACCTCGTCAAGTTTAAACGGTTGGTCGTCAATAGTAAAAAGATCAAAGTATTGCCTGGTCTTACCATACACGATCCACCGACCTCGATCCGGCATTAACACGTAACAGTGTCTAATAAATGGATGCAGGAACGGCGACCACCAATGACGATCATCATCGGTGAACACTATGTACACGTCAGAAGACACTAAACGCCACCTTAGCGGTCGTAGGGCGATCAAAGCCGTGCGCCCTAGCCAATGCCTGCCTACCTTCTCCTTCGCCTTGTAAAGCGTATTCAAGAGCTTCTACAGGGTGTGAGTATTCGTTCTTGTCTGGCTCATCAGTATATCGATCACCCGAGACCTGGATACGCCGATAACAGAAGCCACCCTGCAACCCCTTGCGTATCATCTTAGCCTTCGGGGTTAATAGGAACCTTGGCTTGCCATCCATACAGTTTTCCTTCATCGGCAGTTCAAGTGCAGCCCTTCGCATCGACGGGTCGTTAGTGTTTGTCGGTGAACATGGAATACCCGCCGCCCTGATAATCTTGAAAGGGGTATCGGCATTCGCTTGGTTCTTGTTGTCGCCCGACGGATCACCCCAGCCTTTGAACTTGTGCTCTGGATAGTTGGCGTCGATATACCGTTTCAACTGTGGCGCAAAGTCCACCGCCCCACTATCGGTTAGACAGAATTCATCGAAGCATACCCATCGCCCCATTGATGTACGCTGTAGAAAAGCACAAGCAGGTGTTCGACCAAAGTCGAAGCCGAGAATTATCGGGATATCCTTGGAAGGTTCAAAGTCAGTAGGCGAACAGTGCACGGAGTCCACATACATCGGGTGGACGGGCTTGCCACTGCTAACAAAGCCGTATTCATTCGCTAAATTGACCTTGACCCAATCATCGGTCTTGCCTTGCAGACCTCGGTAATAGTAAGCAGTCGGTAGGTTGGTTAAATTCTCAGCGTCTGGATTTACTACCCACTTTTCGCCATCCCGATACACGCCGCCTGGTTGCCGATGGAAAGCCCAACCCTCGGGTCGCTCTTCTTCTGCCAGCTTGTAGTACCAATGGTCTTCATCCGGCGCGTTCGAGTCGCCAACAATCCCATAGTGCGTAGGTCGCGCGCCTTCCTTCGGTGATGGATATCGACCAGCCCGAAGATCGAGCATGTCAATCACAGCCTTGGAATGTTCCTTGGCTTCGTTCAACCATACCCAAGTTGTCTGTATACCCCGAGCCTTCTTAACGTGATCGGGGCGGTCGAATGCAATGAAGATGACCTCACACCTAACACTCGTACCATCTTCGAGTTGAAAGGCTAGCCGATGCGTTGGCGGTTCTTTGTTGCCCTGCTTAAACTCACCGAGGTCGCCCAATATCTCGATCCAGTCTTTAATGGTGGTGCTGAATAGTTCAGAGTAGGTATTACGTGCCGCGATGATTCGGGTTAAGCGTACACCGTGGTTCGGGTGCCTCTCATCCCTCACTGGTGCCTGCTCGCACATTAGATCAAAGAGCTTGAGAATGGTCTGGACCGTCTTACCTGAACCCAGCGGCCCCATAATGAAGCTGTTACGCTCGCGACAATCGGCGAACTCTTGCAGCACTTTACCCTGGGGCTTTAGGTGGAACTCAATTGTAGGCATTACTCAACGCCATCGAAGCGCTTCTTAAGCACAGACACGATCAGAGCGTCGCCACCTTCACCCGTGACCTCTTGACTCTTAAGATCGGGCAGATACTTGCCAGCCATTTTGATTCGAGCATCGAGTGCAGCTTTATACTTTTGAAGATCATTCGTAAAAGTCGATGAATCAGGGTCAAGCCCTTCGATTTTTTCGATTAGATCAAAAAGATACTGAATTGACCCCCTTTCGGTAATGTACTCTCTCAGGGTGTCTTGTCTTAGCTTTCGATTCTTTGCCGCTGTACTTGCAGCCATTACTTATTACCCCAGTTTATACGGTCGTAATTCGCCTTGAACTTGTCGCGGCTCTCTTGTGTGCTCTTGCGTGGCTTCGATCCTTTGCCCCCGTCATATTCGGGAAAGTGTCGTTGCCTGGTCTCTTTGTCGAGCTTGTGTCGCATGTCCATAGTAAGCCTCCGTTATAACCTTATTTTATAGACTGGTTATAAGATCGGCAAACGTTATGACAAATTGATCTAAGTAATATGTAAAGATTTATTTGACACGTGTAAAAGGTTTATTGTTTAATTATCTCAACGGCGCACAACGCGCCATGCAACCTGGAGGGAATCACCATGAACATTTTTGACATTGAAGCAAAACAGCGTGAAGACGCATACCGCGAAGGCTTTGAGCTTATGCAGTCAACAATTAAAGCGCACGGCGTTAAAACCGCAATGAAGTGGTTCAACGATTACCACCGCCCTGGCGAACCATACAAGGGCACAATCGACGGGTACCACCGAATGAAGGGTGAGTTCGACGCGATCTTTAAATCAATGTACAAGGCCGCATAAGCGGCCCCCACTGGAGGGATTGACCATGGCATACCTTACCGATTCACAGATTCACGAAATGGCAGCAGCAGTTCTTTCAGCCCTGGAAGTCAACTGGCTATCACGTAACGACAAAATGCGAGTAGCTAGAGAGTACGCACTAGACGAGCTTGGTGTGCGCCCTTCCGAATCAGCTTGCGGCTTGGCTGTAAAGCTGGCCAGCATGGGCTGGAATGAAATTGTATTAAACACTAAACGAGAATTGAGCGCGTAAGCGCTCTTTAACCTGGAGGGAATCACAATGGATTACTTTGAATCAGCAGCAGGTATCGAGATCACCGAAGAGCGCGCCTTTCAACTGCTAGTCGAGCACGGCGTCGACGACAGCATTTACGAGTTCCGCGACGATGTAGATACAAACGAGCGCGGTCTATACAACGCGCAAGACGTTCTAACCTGGCTTGGTTACTAGGGGGCAGCATGAAACGTTATCAAATCATTCTAGGCGCTTGCGCCTTTTTTTTCGCTCTCGGTTTAGTCGGCTCGATGGACGTAGCCGAAGCCGAAGCCCAGGCCAAATTCTATGAGCGCATGGTGTGCGCGGGTCATTGGCCAGACTACGAGAACCGCAAGCCAAAGTGTGTAAAGGGTTAGCAATGCCAAAACGAAAACTAACAGCAGCCCAGGTCAAAGCTATTCGAATTAATCGAAACGGGTTGACCTATCCGCAACTCGCCAAAAAGTATGGAGTGCACCGCAACACAATCGCATTAGCGCGGTCGGGTGCTACATGGGCGAAAGTTTACTAATGTCAAAAAAGGATAGTACAATGGAAAGCGAATTTGATGAGATGATTGAGGATATCATCGTTTCAATTCAGGCAGCGCAGACTATGGCCGACCGATTCAATAAAGAGTTTGCCATGTTGGATGATCTGAGCGTTCATGAATTAACCGAGTACACAAGGCAGAGGGCGGTCGAGATCGTCAAGCCAAGACGAGGTGTTTATGTATGTGGTAGAGATGAAAGATGACTACGGTCATAACTATGTGGTCGGAGTGTATGCAGATATTGACCATGCGAAGTTTGCAGCTTGGTGTGAAGAAGCAGCGACTGAGCATTGGAGTTACTCAATATCCTGGCATGAACTTAACTACATTGATCCAGTTAAGCAAGACGCATTCGAGGATTGGATAGATGAGTGACGAAGAATGGATCGAGTTGATGGCGTGGCTACTAATGACTTTGCTTTGCGTTGTAGTCGGGAGCGCGCTACTCAATTGGACACTATAGTAAACAGATAAGTATATATTCGCGCATATAAGATACATAAATGTATACATTTGCACAGTAAAGCCACATATATGATGCTTTAAAGCGGAAAGGTGTGAAGTTTTAGTAAAAATCCATGCAAAACTGGAATTAGAATCCGAGATTTCATGGGTTGTATTCCGAGATTTTCATAAAGGGAGAGTGAGGGGATGATTCATTATCACGGGACACCATTGAGCGGTGACATAGCTGTACAGGTTCGCGGCCTGAAAGCCAGACACGCGATGGTAAGTTTCTGGAAGCCGAGCCAAATTGAGATTGTAGCTGAGGTGTGTCAGTCGTTTTGTATCGACAATGGCGCGTTCTCGGCATGGAAGAATGGCGGCACGATTGATCTAGAAGCATATGCTGAATTCATCGACAAGTGGTCACGGCATCCGTCTTTTGACTTTTACGTTATACCTGACGTAATTGACGGGACATTTGAGGATAACCGCAGAATGCTAGCAACATGGTCGAAGTATGGGATTAACATGTTACAGAAGGGCGCGATAGTTTGGCATTTGCACGAGCCGCTAGAGGCGCTAAGAGACTACTGTAATGCATATCAAAGAGTTTGTATTGGCTCGTCTGGTCAATACTCGCAAATCGGCACGCCAGTCTGGTGGGGGCGTATGGCTGAGGCTATGGAAGTGGCGACCGATGACGATGGTATGCCGCTAACAAAACTTCATGGGCTAAGAATGCTAGACCCTACTGTGTTTAGTCACTTTCCATTTTCGTCAGCTGACAGCACAAATGTCGCTCGAAATATTGGGATAGATCAGGCATGGAAGGGAACGTATGTGCCGCACAGCAGAGAGGCGCGAGCGTTGATACTTGCAGAGCGCATAGAGAGTCATGCATCGGCTAGTAGGTGGAACGGGAAAAGCTCTGGTGCATCGTCTAACCTGGAATTGTTCGGATGAAAGAATACACTGTAAAGGTTTACAGCGATGGCGGTGTTCATTGGTTTTTGAACGGCAAGCGGCATCGAGAAGATGGGCCAGCGGCTGAATTGCCTGATGGATCAAAGCATTGGTTTTGGCATGGTAGGTGGGTTACCGAAGATGAGCATAAAAAACTAAGGGGGAGTGAGTAAGAAACGCTTTACATCATAATAAGATTGCTTTACATTTAACTTGTCTGGAGGGACAAATTATGGATGAACTAAATCAAGTTGAGTATTCGGAGTGGCTGCGCTGGTGCGGTTACGAAGACGCAATGATGTACGCAAATCCCCTGGATAGCGATCCGGATTATCTGGCTGGCTATGCAGAGGGTTACGCTCATTTAGAAATGGAGGGAAGTCATGAGTTGTGAGAGATGCCAAGACTGTAGTAATGCAGTGGTTGATGGGGATAGGTATTGCTGGGATTGCGCCAATATCAGAATGATTGATAACGCGCGCGAAAACCAAAATTATCTATGGGATTTAATGATCGGCGAATTTATTCCAGCTAAAGATAGCAAGCAAGCTGTTGAGTTGATGGATAACCGAATGAGAGACATATTTGAGGCGTGTCTACTCGAAGATAAAGAATCCGTTTTCCGTTTGGTTAACAGGGTTCTTCTAGAAGAAGCGTTTCAAATTAAGGAGGGTTACAGTGAAGTCTAGTGAATCAATCGAAAAGCTGGCATTAGCATTATGCTCAGCACAGGGTGAGATGGGTGGGGCCGTTAAGGGCTCCGCTAACCCATTCTTCAAATCAAGCTACGCCGATCTTACAAGCGTAATCAAGGCGATCAAAGAGCCATGCTTTAAACACGGCTTGAGCTATGTTCAGCTACCACACCGAGATGGCAATTCAATCGGGGTTACTACTCGCTTAATTCACACCAGTGGTCAGTGGTTAGAGCACGAGTTCACGCTACCAATGGTCAAGGGCGATCCGCAGGCAGCGGGCAGTGCAATTACCTATGCGCGTCGCTATGCGTTACAGGCCCTATTTGGCATTCCTGCGGTCGATGATGATGCGGAAAGCTCAATGCTTAGAGGTAATCAGGTTGATGAGTACCAGGCATTGTGCGACCAACTAGCGGACAGCATTGAAGCAATTAAGACAGGGATCGAGATCGGTGACTTAGTTATGGCGAAGGAAGCCTGGGACGAACTGACCGAGGAAGAGAAGATTGGTATCTGGAAGGCACCAAGCAAGGGTGGATGTTTCACCACCGAAGAACGGACGATAATGAAGTCGTCTGAATTTAGACAAGCAGCAGGAGAGTAATTATGGAATACGATAACACTAATCGCGGGGTTTTATTTCGCAACGATAAGAAAGAAACCGAGAAGCACCCAGATATGACCGGAAGCCTCGACGTGGATGGGGTTGAATACTATCTATCTGGCTGGACAAAGACCTCTAAGCAAGGCAAGAAGTTTCTAAGTGTATCTGTATCACCAAAGCAGAAGGTGGCGCAACAACACGTACAGAAAGCCAAGCAGCAGTTTGAGCCAGAGGAGGACTTTAGCGATGACATCCCATTCTGATATTGGGAAGTTCATCAGGGTTCTTCAGGCAGAGCGCGGCATGACTAACGAACAACTGGCAGATCATTTAGGAGTGTCACGTCAAACAGTGACCAACTATCGAAACGCCAGTGATATGAAGATATCAACGTTTGTCAGTGTATTGAGTGTTCTAGGTGCTAAGCCTGGGGATTTCTTTAACTAGGAAAGAGGTGCCCCCCGAAGGGGGCTTGCGCTGGAGGGTGCGCGGGGGGTATCATTAGTGTGCGGCCAATGATGTAGTTAGTTTACCACACAGTTAACCAACCACAACATTGAATCGCAGAGATTAACGGGCGTTAGGCTGGGGAACCGAAGAACCCCAGAGCGGAGTTGACCCTCTCTATGATGCGCCCCTAGATGCCGAGAGCAGGTAGCTAGGATAGATGTCAAGATTCGATACGTTAATCAAAGCTCGTCATTACTAAATTTGTTATTGTTGTCCGCTAGGACATCAAAAGGGTAAGTGTGGATGGATATTTATGAAAGGATTGTTAATGGTATGAAAGATAAAGATACAGATTATGTCTCTATCTTAGTTACCGAAGATGGTATTGATCTATTCACATCGTTAGATTCAGAGGACTTAGGTAACTTGTTAACCGAAATCCTTATGATGCAAAAGGAAGCAAGTACAGTTCATTAGCTGGAGGGCATATGAATCAGAATCAACAAATCCTAAAACACATTCAAGAGCATGGCTCTATCAACCCCCTAATGGCGCTAGAAAGATATGGGTGTATGCGCCTGGCTGCACGTATATCTGAATTACGTGAGAGGGGACACAAGATAGAAACCAGAATCATGAAGTCACACAACAATAAAGCGTATGCGGAGTATTACTTGTGAAACTCAACACTGGAGAGGAGTGGGAAGCAGATGACACAGACATTATACAGTGGCAAAAGGTTTATCCAGCGGTCGATGTATTCGCGGAACTTGCAAAGATGGAGAGTTGGCTCGACGCGAACCCCAAAAAAAGAAAGACGAAGGTTGGTATCAAAAAATTTGTTAACTCTTGGTTATCGAGAGCGCAAGACCGAGGCGGCTCATCTCCTCTTGCGAGTCCTACCAAGAAATCCCTACGCGATAGATCGAATCTGGACGATCTTACTGACGTGACTTGGGTAGATGGGCCACTCAAAGCACACATGATTAATTACTTTATTAATAAATATGGTCAGGCTTATGACGGGGATACCGTCTATAGAGAGGGCGCGTGAAGCCACGATACAAACTTCAGGATGCCGTTGACCAGGTTCTTAATTCTAACCTATACAAATCCGGCGAAGCGTTCACTATCACCGAGATGTTTGAAATTTGTACAACGGTTGGATATGAAAGTAGAATGTCCGAAGTTTTGCGTATTATGCACGAGCATGGGCAGGTATCCGCTATCGGTGCAAAGATGGATTTAATGTACCGAAAGCCTGGGGAAAACTACATGAAGAAGGCGATAGTCAGTGAAGTGGCCGAGAACCTACGCGATGGAGATATTGTCGGAGCCCTCACGGGAGAAGCGGCAAGAGATGCTCTCATCCGTGCCGGAGTGTTATCGAGAGTTAGTTCGCTTGCATGTGGTGATAGCCTATGAATCCGCAAAGCGTTTACGAAAAGCTAACAAAGGTGGGAGAAGAGTGGGCCGATAGGGAACAGGCCGCTAATATCCTTGAAGGTACTTTGAAATCTGTTAAAGCCAGCATCGCATTACAACACAAAGACAAAGGGTGTGGTGTGGCTGAAGCAGAGATGAGAGCGGAGTCTGACGAGCAGTACATAGAAACCCGCTTTAAAGCCATAGAGGCGCGCTCAGAGGCGATTAAAGCCAAGGTAAGGTATCAGGCCGCCCAAGCCTATATCGACGCTTGGAGAACCGTAGAAGCCTCAGAACGTGCAGCTAATCGAATGCAGGTATAGTTATGAGTGATTGGGGTGGATTGCTAGAGTTTTGTGAGACAGATAGGCAGAGAGAAATAATCGAACTAAGAAGGCAGGGCTTATCTGTTAGGCAAGTTTCCGAAAGAGTTGGGATTGCTGGGCGAAATGTTCAATCGGCTTGTAGTAGGGTAAGGGCAGCCGCCGCTAGGCAAGGCTATTCCCCTGAACATGATATGCACCGCACAGTGCCAAAAGGCTTCAGCGTCAAAGGTGTATCGACTTATTACAACGATGATGGCCAACCAGTAGGCCAGTGGGTTAAGAGTCAAGCAGATACCCAAGCGCTATTTGAACAGGCACTCGAAGACTTTAAGCAGGGCCTTGTGGAAGACGTACAGGGTAAGGCTAAGCCTGTCGATAAACCGACAGACAATAAAGATAAGAACCTAGCCGCCTGTTATCTCATAGGTGATCACCACTTGGGTTTAAGGGCTTGGAATAAAGAGACAGGGCAGGACGACTACGATATAGGCATATCCTGCAAGCTACTGTTTAACGCAATGGATACTTTAACCCACGCAAGCAAACACGCACACACTGGAATCCTCGTTAACCTCGGGGATTTTTTTCATGCAAATAACATAAAGAATGAAACAGGTTCCGGCACCCCCCTTGACGTGGACGGTAGGGCGGGGATGGTCATAGAGGCCGCAGGAAGGCTGTACAAGCGTTTGATTACTCGGATGCTAGAAAGCCACAAGGAAGTGTGGATCATTAACGTGAGAGGCAACCACGATCCTGACGCGGCTCTATGGCTTAACGCTATGATTAAGATGTATTACGAGAACGAACCCAGAGTTAAGGTGTTCGATAACTACAATAAATTTATTAACTTTACCTGGGGTGACAACCTTGTGGTAATGCACCACGGAGATAAGATCAATGTTCAACGAATTTATGAAACAATTACGAGAGTTCTGGCAAAGGAATGGGGTGAGTCTAAGCATCGTTTCGCATGGACGGGCCATATACATCATAAACAAGCGCACGAGATCGGTGGTCTTAACCATGAATCTTGGAATGTTCTACCGCCGCCCGACGCCTGGCACGCCGCCAGTGGTTACGGATCGTCCAGAAGTATGACGGCAGTTTTGTTACATAAAACATTTGGTGAGCATTCACGATTTAAAGTAGGAGCCGATCAATTATGATTGCACTTATGATTTGCGACGATTGTAATCAGCAGATGACTGAAATCTTTACAGCGCAAGACGACTTTCGATTAAAGGGCTGGATGTGCGAGGGATGTTTTCACTTCGCCCCCGCAATCGGCAGAGAAAAAAAATGGACAATGGAGGATAGGGATGGCGATCAAGAGGGACGCAGCTGATAAATGGTTCAGTGACGTTGTAAGGTTTAAGGGATACTGCGAGCACTGTGGTCGATCAGACCTTAGATTAGAGTGTTGCCATATTCACGGCAGACGTAAGAAGATATTACGATGGGACTTAATGAATGCAGTTTGTATGTGCAGTGGATGCCATAGACATATGACAGAAAACCCGACTAAGTTTGTTAAATGGTTAGAGCAATACTTCGGCCCCGCCCATTTAGATATACTCCAAGAAAAGAGCAACGGGATACTAAAAGCAAACGAAACAGTCAGAAAGGATATTGCAAAACACTATCGAGAGGAGTATAAAAAGATGGAGTGTGACCCATCCTATTCCCCGCAGAGTTACACTTAGTTACTCCATGCCCCTTCGGGGGCTTTTTTATTTCAGGTACTGACCAGTTTCAACCATGTAAGCAAGCTCGGTTGCTCGGTCACCAACCTGTCTAGCCCACTTACTATCTAACATCTCTTCGGCAGCTTGCGAATAAGCGCCTTCGGCCATGAACTTGAGGGTTCGTTTAAATTCTAGGAAGGTAGGTAGACCGAGGTTGAATAGCATGTTAACCATTGCCTCTTGCCTAACCTGGTCTAAGTCATGAAACCAAGAGAACACATCGAGTTCTTCATAGCATCGTTGAATGTCGGACATTAATAACATCTCAGCCTCTTTC